AAAGGACTAGCTCACAGTCCGGGAATCGTTCCATTGCCATGGCAATAGCCACCATGCCGGTAGAAGGATGGCTGCCCAAATCCTGTCGGATCGCTTGCCATAATTCATCTGTCAAAAGACGTGCAACTCTTGCTCTTGCATTATTGATGAAGAACGTTATTTGTGCTTGCCCTTCCGGCGTTGTGGCAACCTGTCCAGGACTTTGCGTAAACCAATGCTCGCAATCCAGAGATTGCCATTCCGCCAAGTGCCCCCAGCCATAATACGCATGGGCGTTAATCTTTTGGCCGCTGTTCGGCGCGCCATTCGCCCAAAAAGCACGCAAACGCACGACAAAATCACAGGCGTCGATTTCTTTGCCTCGCCCTTCCGCGCTCGGCCCTTGTCCCACAACGCAGACTCTCATGTCACTTTCCCTCGCGGTAAATCTCTCGGTTTTCCAAGAAGTTGTCAAAGTTGAATTCGTCCCGACCATAGCAGCCAATTCGCCCGTGGCCCGGCACGTTTTTGGAAGCGACCGCGCCCGGATGTTCTACATGGTCAATGATCGCATCACGATCAATTCGGAGTCCTGCTTTGCGGATACTATTGAGCATAATGCCGTCATCCGCACCGTAGCCAATGCAGCGTTCGTCCCACTGAATACGTCGCCAGTTCTGCGCCGTCATGGCAACTACGCCGGTGGCCCCCGTATCTATGTGGCTGTCCCTATAGTCACCCTGCGCCGCTATCATGCGGTAACACGGGACCGCCGCCGCCCCGTCCCCTACCGCTACCAGATGCTGCCAACATCCTTTTGAGAATGCATGATCTACGTCGATACAGACAACAACATCCGCGCCATCTGCAATCGCCTTCTTGATGCCGGCGTTTTTCGTCGCGCAAATACTGAATCGCTTCTTGCCGTTTACCTCAGGGAGCAACTCCTGCGGATAAACGACGCACTCGGCATAGTTCGGCACTCGCCGCTGCTTTTCGGTAACGACGTAAACCCGTGCCTTGCTCCGTCGGTACCAGTAGGCGTTCCAGCGGAAGTGTTCGCGCAGCCGCTTCGTTGGCACTTTCAGGTAGGACACAAAGACAACTGCGATTTTGCGAAGATGCAGAGGCGCGGTTTTGGGCAATGGCGCAACGGGAATAGGTGGCCGCGAGGCTGCCGTGGGTTTTTCCGCTGGCGGCGATGGCCTTGTTGTAGGCCTGGGGGGCGAAACGGAACTCCGGAGACGAGACAAATAGTCATTGGCGTCGCGCACGATATTAGGCGACGCAACAATCGGCGGCAGGATTGGCGCAATCCCCGGGGCCTTATGGCTACACTGCCGACAGGCCGTCGGCGCTGCGTCCGTCATGACTTTGCCAGAAATGGCATCTCGCGTTTTCTGCCAGCGGTCTACCAGACAACTCAATGAGTGTGTGTGCACGTTGCCTATCGATGCGAGCCCTTTCCAATCATAACAACACAAATGGACATTGCCGAAAGCGTCAATCACAAACTCGGCAAACATCCGGCCGCATGGTAGAGACGTGGCCGGACCGCGTATCTTTAATCTCCCGTCAAGCGGCCAGCGGTGGACGCTAGTTCCTGGATGGATGGCGAGGAGGCTTTGCACCCGGTCGGGATTGAGGTCGCCATAGTCAGTGATGACGATCCGGTCGAAGGCTTGCAGCGGCGCAACGTTTTCGGGGACCAGGGTGCCGTTAGTCCACAACAAAAACCGCGCTTCCGGTACCTGCGTTTTGATCTCCGCCATTAACCGCAAGATGCGATCTTGCTCAAGGAGCGGCTCACAATAATAGTGCCAGGCCACCATTCCGCGAAAACCGTAATCTCGGTACATGGCGATTACCACAGAGACAATCGTATGGTCATCCAGTTTTTTCACCGTATTCAGATGTCGAAAACGGTCTGGCGATAGCACTGGACACCGCGTGTGCTTGTTTGCAAGATTGCATTCCGTCGTGATCTCGATGCTGAGCAGCTGTGTCAGTCTCACGTTGAAAACTCCACGTCATTGTCTGCGTAAAAACTGCGTTGTGGTTTTGCGTTGCCTATGATTACCTCGCGCCCGATGGCCATTGTCATCGCCACGCCAAGATCGATTTTTTCCCGAGACTTATCTTTGTCGAATCGCATGTTGTCGGTTTTGTTCGCCGGTATCTGGACGTTGGAAACGCACCATTGCAAAGGCAGGTGGCCCCCGTGTCTTACCTTTCGATCCAAAATCAGCTTTGTTGTCTGCTTGATCGGATCGTTCATGCTCTTCCAGCCTTGCTGGTGCTCTAGTACCTCAAACCCGTGTTTCTCTTGCAACTCAGTAATCGTGGCACGCGCGTTGTGCGGATCGACTGCGATGCAATTGAACTGAATCTTCCATTCTTCGCGCAACCACAGTAGGTGATTGATAATCGCACCGTAATCGACCGAGTCTCCTTCCGTCAGAAACATCTGCCCGAGGTTGGCCCACGCCATGTAAGGCACCCGCTTGTCTCGTTGCCGTCCGATGGCGTTGTTTCGTGGGCACCAACAATAAGGAAGAATGTCATAAAATCCATCCTCTGTGCGGAACGCAAGTACAAGTGCAGTCAGGTCGCCGACGCTGGACAAGTCGAGGCCCGCCGAGCACCGCCGCCCGCGAAACCGATCCATAACTTCTTGCTTGATGCCATCTGCCCCATACCAATCCCCTCCCGCGTTTGTCTTCCATATTTCTGGATAAATCCACGTCTCGTAACTTGCCACCTCCATATTCAGGTGCTTCTTTTGAAAATCCAACATCTTCGCTGGGTCTTCGAGTGCCTTCTTTGCTTTTTGTCGCAAGTCATCGAGGAACACACATACGCCGAGGTTTGGATTTGCCTTGGGCCATACCGCCTCGTCAGTCCAGTCGTCTGCCTCAGCGATTTGCGCGCCTGATTCGTCGTACTTCGCCGTGTCGAGTTGCGCAATGAAACAAAACCACGTGTCGTCATCGATGATGTTTTCAAGAACCTTGACGCTGTAGTCTTTGAGCCGAAAGTAGAGCGACTCCGTGGCATCGGCATCGCCAGCCGTCGTAATGCCGAGTACCAGCGGCTGTTCACGCGCTCCTGTCGCCGTATCAATGACATCCCATAAGGTTGCATCCGGGTGGGCATGAATCTCGTCACCGATGGCGCAGTGGACATTGAGTCCGTCTTCCGTGTGCGAGTCCGATGCAAGCGGCTCATATTTAGAGTTGGTTGTCGCAATGCTGAGGTTGTCTCGTAAGACCGTGACGCGACTGGACAGCCAGTCACTCGACCGGGCCATTCGTTTAGCCTCTTCATGTACGATCTTTGCCTGCTTGAGTTTGGTTGCAAACGTGTAGACCTCGGCTCCCTGCTCGTTGTCAAACGCAAAACACCGGTGGCCGATAGTTGCACCGAGGAGACTTTTTCCGTTCTTTCGGGCCACGCATACAAGCCCCGACCGGAACCGTCGCTTGCCGGTATCGCACCGTTTCCATGCGAAAAGAGAGCCGAGGATAAACACCTCCCACGGCTCAAGGTGGATATACTCCTTGGCCCATTTGCCCTTGCTGTGCTTAAGGCCCTCGCACAATTTGACGGTGAAGTCCAACTCATCTTCATCGAAGTAAACGCCACGCCGTTCTTGCTCTTCCTCGTCCCGGCGGTGCCTCTGGACGGCAAGTCGTTCAAGTCGCCCTGCGACCCGGCGACCGGATTCAATGGCGTCGAGGTATTCGTGGAAACGGGCAATCGGTGATCCATCGTGTTTAATTTCGCGTTCCATAACGCAATGCAAGAAGGTCTGTGATTGGGTCGTCGTCTTTGTCGTTGTCCTTTACTTTCAGCCGGGCACGGCTAGGTGGCGAAAGGCCTAGTTCGCTAATACACGTCATGAGTTGCTTTTTCAGCATGGCCTCAATGTTTAAGTGCGGCGTGGTGAACGGCATTCCAGTCTTCGGCGACACCATGACAAAGCCATGCTTGTTCACGTCGCGGCGAATCTTCACGTACTCAGCCCATGTCTCGGCATAGAGCGACATCAGCGCTAGGTCTGATTTGACCAACAGATTCATTGACTGAAGCATATCGACAAGCCATTGCCACGCAGCTTGGGCGTCATCATTGAGGTGACTCGGCATATCCGGCGCACCCGCCGGCGGTTTCGGCTCATTCTCATTCAACGGCCGATGCCCCGGATTGCCTTGCAACCGCTTGGTCTCCCCCGGCTTTGGTTTTGGTCCTGGTATCGCCATGTCACTCTCCGCGCAAACAAAAAGGGGCCGCGCGATTTCTCACGCAGCCCCCTTAACGGGCAACGAAGGTTAAGGCTTCTCTCAGGGGATCAATCCCAATTCAGCCGTCATGCAAGCCGCGCGAGTCCACGCGGCCCCCTTGGTCGTCAAGTTGTTATTCTGTGGGTACGCTTGTACCCTCGTTTTGCCTCGGTTGTGTTAATGTTTACGAAACAGATTTCGTAAACATATACTGCTGGTCAAAATGTATCTCGCAAAAGGCGAAGCCCATGCTTGCCGAGTCCCTCCTGTACTTCATTTATGGATGTTAGGCCGAAGTTCCTGATCTCCAACAGTTTACTGGAAGTGCATTGTAATAATTCTTCTACGGTGTGGATGTGTGCCCTCCGCAATCCATTTCTAACGCGCCATGACAACCCCAGATCATAGACTGATGGCAGCGGTTTGGCAGCAGCGACGTAGTCTTCCTTGGATTGGAACTCGCCGCACCAGTCGTCTTGTTCCGTGACGGGGTATGGCCATGTGTAGCTATTGTACGGGTATTTCGTATCAGCGGCATCGAAGCCTTCGGATACACCGGCGAGTGGGACGCTGACATTGATCTGCGGCGGGTATCGACGGCAGAATGCTTCGACGGCGAAGTTGTCTGCACCGCCGCTCTGTTCATCGTAGGCGGTTTTATCCCAGAATCTACACTCATCGCACCGCATAATTATTTGCCTCGCTGCTTTATTCGCTTGACCGCCCCTGCATCGCGCAGCAATGCCTTGTTCCAACTATCCGGTTTCCCCGGTTTGTTCCCGAACACCCGCTCCCAGTTTTTGTCGAACTGGTCGCGGGATACGGCACGTGGGCGCCGTTTGCTTCCTTTTCCCATTGCAAATATCCTTTTCCCCCGCTGGTCTCTCATAAACTACAAAAGG